AAAGCTAAGAAACCAAATTTTTCAGGATACACATATAAAGGAGATATGATCTCAGATGGCATTATTGATTGCGTCGCAGCTATCGATAATTTTAATCCTGAGAAAACTACAAATCCTTTTGCATACTTTACTCAAATTGCTTGGAATGCATTTATTAGAAGAATACACAAAGAAAAAAAACAAACATATATTAAACACAAAAATTATGAAAACAGTTTTCTGATGGATAGTATGGGTGATGTTGAACACACTATGCATTTAAATTCAAATGAGTATTCAGGAGAAATTGTAAAAAACTTCGAAAATAACTTGATTAAAATTAAAAAAAATAGTATACTAAAGGGTATTGAAAAATTTTCAGAAGGAGAAATAAATGAAGAACCAGCATTTAATCCCAGCTAATGTAATTGATTTGGTTGAAAAAATTAATTTTGCTGGTGAAAATGAAAAACCATATTTGTTGCAAAGACTTGAGGCTATTAGAGATTATTGTGATTATGTATTGATTAAAGCAAATAATCCAACTAAAAATTTATTTGATAAAAAAACTAAATCTAAATTAAATTATTCACGTGTTGGTAAAAATAACGTATGAAAATAGTTTTGATAACAGACACACATTGGGGAATTCGTAATGATAATGTCGCATTTATTGACAACAGTAAAAAATTTATCGATAAAGTATTTTTTCCATATATCGACAGCAATAATATTAGCACAGTTTTTCATCTTGGCGATCTTGTTGATAGGAGAAAATATGTAAATATAAACACAGCTAAAAGATTAAGAGAAGATTTTCTTATACCGCTTTCTGAAAGAAATTTAGATGTTCATTTAATTGCAGGAAATCATGATACATATTACAAAAATACAAATGATGTTAATTCACTTACAGAATTGGTTGTTGGTAAATATAATTTCAAAATTTATGACAAAAACGCCCACGAGTGTATTTTTGATGGAGTGCCTATTATTTTTATTCCTTGGATTTGTGATGAGAATAGAAAACAAATTTTAGATTCATTACAAAATACTTCAGCACAAATTGTGGTAGGTCATTTAGAACTTCAAGGTTTTGAAATGTATAGAGGATCTATAAATTCTCATGGTGATGATCGTAAAATCTTTGATCGTTTCGATATTGTTATGTCTGGTCATTATCATCATCGTTCTAACGATGGACATATTTTTTACTTGGGTTCACATGGTGAATTTACTTGGTCAGATTATGATGATCCACGTGGCTTTCATGTTTTCGATACTGAAACAAGAGAGTTAACTTTTATTGAAAATCCATATAAAATGTTTAAGAAAATTTGGTATAATGATAATGATGAAAATTTCTTACAAAAGAAAATAGATTATGCCCAATTTCAAGGGACTATGGTAAAAGTTATTGTCACAAACAAAACTAATCATTTTTGGTTCGATAAATTTATTGAAAATATTGAAAATGAAAATCCTATTGATATGCAAATTGTAGAAGACCATTTACATCTAGATCATCTTCAAGATCAAGATATAATAAACGAAACTGAATCTACAATAAAAATATTTGAAAAATATATCGATTTGTATGAAGTTAAAAATCTAGATAAAAATAAACTTATGAAAAAAATTACTGAAATATATAATGAAGCAATAGGTGTAGGTTGAAGATAATTCATATCAATCGTAATATAATACAGCAGAATGCCAAGCATGACAAAGAAGAACCTGTTGTCCGTGTAGAAGAAAACGGCAAGGTTCGTTATTGTATGGAAGTTGATATTAAAGGACCATCACGTATGATATATCGTCCAGATAAGCCACGACCTTGTGGTGCAAAGCTGTGGATCGAGACAGATGCAGATGTTGAAATGATAGGTGTGAGAGTTTGATATATTTTAAGACGATACGATACAAGAACTTCCTTTCTACGGGCAATATTTTTACTGAATTAGAACTAAACACTTGTAACACAACTCTTATTGTGGGCGAAAATGGAGCAGGTAAATCAACTTTACTTGATGCTTTATCATTTGCTTTATTTGGAAAACCATTTAGAAAAATTAATAAACCACAATTATTGAATACAATAACTCAAAAAAATCTTGTTGTTGAACTTGAATTTGATATTGGTTCTAATAACTTTAAAATTATTCGTGGTGTAAAACCAAATATCTTTGAAGTTTTTCAAAATGATAAACTAATGAATCAGTCAGCTGAAATGAAAGATTATCAAGAAATTTTAGAAAAACAAATAATTAAAGTAAATCATAAATCTTTTAGTCAAGTTGTTGTTCTGGGTACAGCAACCTTCCAACCGTTTATGCAACTTTCTGCTTATCAACGTAGAGAAGTTATTGAAGATTTACTTGATTTACAAATTTTTACAACTATGAATTCTTTGTTAAAAGATAAAATTACTATCAATTTAGAAAGAATACAAACTTTATCTTCAGAAAAAAAAATAATTGAAGAAAAAATATCTTTAATTAAAGAACACCTTTCAGAATTACAAATTAATAATGATAAATTTATTGAAGAAAAGAAAGCTAGAATTACTGAAACAAACGAACAAATACAGAAACTTGATAATGAATATTTGATTTATGAAAAAAACCGTAAACAACTCGAAGAATCTTTAAAAGATGAAACTGCAGTTTCTAAAAAAATGAATAGGTTGAATCAATTAAAACACCAAATTGAAGCAAATCTCGGAATCTTAAATAAGGAAGTTGGTTTTTTCCACAAGTATGATAATTGCCCAACTTGTAAGCAACAAATCGACGAGAAATTTAAAGTTGAAACCATTGATATAAAAGAAATTCAAATTAAAAAAATACAGGATGGTTTAGAAAAACTTAGTGAAGAATATAATATAGTTAGTTCTCGTATTAATGAAATGATGGAAATCCACTCTCAAATAAACCAAAATAAACTTGAAATAAGTCGAGTTAAAACTAAAATATTTTCTTTGGTTGAGTATCGTGGCACTTTAGAAAAAGAAATTAAAAATGTTGGAGATAAAATTACAGCAGAAGAAAATAATAAAGTTCCTGAATTAGAGAAAAATTTTAAAGAAATTGAAAAAAATTATTATGATTATCTTGAAGAAAGAAACATACTGCATGTTGCATCTAATCTTTTAAAAGACGGTGGCATTAAATCTAAAATTGTTAAACAATATATTCCTATTATTAATAAGTTAATTAACAAATATCTTTCAGCTATGGAATTTATGTGTCAATTTGAATTAGATGAAGAATTTAACGAAACCATTAAATCAAGATACAGAGACATATTCAGTTATTCTTCTTTCTCTGAAGGTGAGAAAATGCGTATTAACCTTGCTGTTCTTTTTACTTGGAGAGCAATAGCCAAGTTAAGAAACTCAATTAATACAAATATTTTAATTATGGATGAAGTTTTCGATAGCTCTTTAGATTCAAATGGTACAGAAGAATTTTTAAAGATAATAAACACCTTGACTTCTGACACAAATACGTTTATAATAAGTCATAAGACAGATCAACTTTATGACAAGTTCAACAAGGTGATCAAATTTGAGAAACGTAAAAATTTCTCGAAAATAGTTTCGTAGTTTATGCATAAAAACAGGTAAATAATCATGAAAAATAAATGGACTGTAGAATTACAAGAAGATCCAGAAACAAAAGAATTAATAATGCCCTTTCCGATTGATCTTCTCACACAAATGGGTTGGAGTGAAGAAACTGATCTTTGGTGGGAAATAGAAAATGATACTGTAATATTGAAAGTAAAAGATGAAACTAAATCTAGTAAATCATAATGATCCTATTTTAAAAAAATCTTGCGATGTTTTTTCATTTAGTAATCCCCCTATTGATCCTATTGAGTTTGCCAAAGACTTGGTTGAGACAATGTATGGTTATAATGGTATTGGTCTCTCTGCCAATCAAGTTGGAATACCTTATCGAGTATTTGCTATGCGTGGTCATCCTGAAAACTTCGTTTGTTTTAATCCAAAAATAGTTCAGCCCAGCACAGCAGAAATTCTTCTTGAAGAAATATGCTTGACTTATCCAGGTCTTACAGTTAAAATAAAAAGACCACAACATATCCGTGTGCGTTTTACTATGGCTAACGGAGAAACTGTGACAAAACAATTCACTGGTATTACTGCTAGAACATTTCAACATGAAATAGATCATTTAAATGGTGTACTATTCTACAATAGAGCTAATAGTTATCACAGAGAAAAAGCTTTTAAAAAACAAAAATTTGGTGAAATATGAATATTTTTTATATTGATCATGATCCCGTTCAAGCAGCTATTTGGATGGTAGATAAACATGTCGTAAAAATGATTTTAGAATCAGCACAATTACTTTCAACTGCTCATCGTATTCATGATGGTATAGAAACTATGGGTAAAACTCCTACAGGTAGAAATGTAAAACGTTGGACATTACCAGATGCTAGAGAAACAGTTCTTTATTCAGCTACGCACAACAATCATCCTTCAGCTATCTGGTGTCGTAAATCTGTTGAGAATTATAATTGGTTAACAGATCATATGTTTGCTTTACTTGCAGAATATACATATCGTTATGATAAAGAGCATAAAGTTCAAGGTGAGTTAAGCTACATGTTACAATCTCCGCCAAATAATTTGCGAGAATATGATATAACACCAATGCCATCTGCAATGGCAAATGAATACAAAATATCAGATAATTCTCTTATAAATTATCGTAATTATTACAAAAAAGGAAAAACACATTTGTTTAATTGGAAAAGACGTCAACCTCCAGAGTGGATTTATGAATAAAGTGCAAAAAAATAAAAAAATTATGGAACTTATGCGAATAATTGAAAACCAAATTATGATGTGTGATAATCATCAAGATTTAATTCTGATGGCTTCCGCAATGATTGTAACTGCCAAACAAATACTAACAACAAATGTTGGTAAAGAAGGCACAAAAAGAGTATTTGAAGAGGCAATTTATTATGACTGATATGTTTAATAGTGTAGTTGAGTTTCAAAAGGCGTTCGGACAACTTGTTTCTGATAAACCTGAGTTTCCTGATAGTAAAACTAGAATTCTTCGAATGAGACTTTTGTCTGAAGAATTTGTTGAATATAACGCCGCCGAGCATGATAATAATCTTATTGAGGTTGCAGACGCTCTCGCTGATTTGATTTATATTGCATGCGGAACTGCAGCTTCTTATGGTATACCTCTCAATGCTATTTTTGAAGAGGTGCATCGTTCAAATATGGCGAAACTAGTTGATGGTAAACCTCTTAAAAGAGAAGATGGTAAAATTATTAAACCAGAAGGTTGGAAACCTCCAGATATTGAAAAAATTATAAAAGAGACAAAAAAATAAAAAAATACTTTACTTATTCGTCAAATTGAGTTATTATAATTGTATACATATATTATGAAATTGTCTTTTGGAGGGCTAAATGGTTGAAATAATTGTAAGAAAAAAAATAGATTCTGAAGAAACTCTTGGTACTTTTATTACTATGGAGCAATATAGTAATCGTTTAATTACTGAAGATTGCGATCTTTATGCAGAAACTGTTGATGGAGTTAATAGTGAAGAGAATATAATCTTCAAGTTTCGCAAAAACGTTTTTACTAAAGAAGAAATGGATTTGGCATACGCCGGACTTCGTGAAGCAGCAACTGAATCACAAAATCGTGGTATGGCGGCAGC